GCAACTTCAAGCTGTCTGAAACAGAACTATGGTTTTGCAGGAAGAAAGTACATTGAGGCACTTACGCCGGAAGTGTTTGAAAAGGTAACTGAACGATATCGGGAATTGTTAAAAAAACTCCTCGAAAATAATACGACTGAGAAACAGGCTATGGCTGCGGCACTGGTCATCATCGGTGACGAACTTGCAGACGAGTTTATTTTTCACAGCGGCAAGGTGCTGACGGTCGAGCAGATGTCGCAGTTCCTGAAGGACAAGTCCGATGTTTCAGCAGGTCAGCGCGCCTATAATTTCCTTTGCGACTGGGTAGCGGTAAATGCTAACCGATTCAATACTTCGGATAATGTGGGCGAGTTCTGGGGTAAGATTGACGATGAAAACAACAAGGTATATATCATATCAAGCATATTCCGAAAAGCGCTTACTGATAACGGTTTTGATGAAAGGGCAGTTTTGTCTTGGCTGAGAAGTAATTATTTGATTGAGATAGATAGTGACGGCAAAAATTCAAAGAAAACATCTGTTGACGGACATCGTGCAAGATACATAATCATGAAATTACTAAATTCAGATGCCGAGGAAACTTCATTATCAGAATTTATTCCACTATAACCCACTTGTGGGTGGGACAGTAAAAAGCCGCTATATAGCGGAAAAAATGACCTATATTTAAAAGTCCCACCTTTTCCCCGAATACATACACATATTTTATAACAATATTTGAATTTACTTAAATTATAATAATTTAAGTAAATGTTATATATCGTTCTCGCGTATGAGACAATGCGCGAAATAGGTGGGACGGTGGGACTTGGCACGATAAACGTCTATAAATAGCCTAAAACGTTATCCCACTTGTAGGTGGGAATCAAGTGGGTAAGTGGGAAAGGAGAGAGAAAGGTAATTGCAACTAAGACCATATCAGCAAAAACTTATAGCGGATATTAAGGGTTCACTCAAAAAAGGTAACAAATCCGTGGTTGCCGTTCTCGGCTGCGGCGGAGGTAAATCCGTAATACAGGCTGAGATAGCACGTTCAGCGACAGATAAAGGCAACAGAGTGTTATTCTTGGTACACCGCAGGGAGCTGTGCCAGCAGATATCCAATACATTTGCAAGACAGGGCGTGAACATGGAGCTATGTTCTGTGTGCATGGTCCAGACGGTCAGCAGGCATATTGATGATATTCCGAAACCACAGATAATAATTACGGACGAAGCTCATCATTCTACAGCGAATACATACAAGAAAATATATAACAGATTTCCTGTTGTGCGTCTGGGATTCACAGCTACGCCGTGCAGGCTGAACGCAGGCGGTCTCGGTGAAGTATATGACGATCTTATAACTTCGGTAAGTACCCGCTGGCTTATAGAAAATAATTTTCTTTCGCCGTATAAGTATTATTCGGTCAAGCTTGCCGATACTTCGGGGCTTCATGTCAAAGCCGGAGATTATAAGGCGGACGAAGTCGCGGAGCTGATGCAGAACAAAGAAATATACGGCGACACCGTCAGACAATGGGAACGTCTTGCAAAGGATAAGAAAACCATTGTATATTGCGCAAGCGTAGAGGCTTCCAGAATGACCGCAGCCGAGTTTTCGGGAGCAGGCTATACAGCTTACAGCCTTGACGGAACAACGAGCACAGAGGAGCGCATGAGCGTTATGGAGCGTTTCAGAAAAGGCGAAATAAAAATACTCTGCAATTGTGACCTGTTCGGAGAGGGGCTTGATGTTCCCGACTGCGAGTGCACAGTCCTGCTACGTCCTACGCAGTCGCTGACGTTGTATATCCAGCAAAGCATGAGGTCTATGAGATATATGCCCGATAAAACAGCTATCATTATTGACCATGTGGGCAACTGCTACCTTCACGGACTTCCTGATGACGACCGTAAATGGACACTTGAAAGCAAGACACGGCAGCAGAATACAGTTAAGATCCGCGAATGTCCCGAGTGCTATGCGGTATATCCGCCAACTTTGAGCAAATGTCCGTACTGCGGTGCTGCTGCAGTCAAGGAGATTCGTAAAACCGATAAAAAAACAGTTGAAATAGACCTTGTCGAAATGAAACGGCAGGACGATATTAAAAACACACGTTTGGCTGACGCTGAGCTTCAGACTTGGAGTGAGGTGGTAGAGTTTCAAAAGCTTCATAAGTATAAATTTGCATGGTGTGTCAGATATGCAGTAACTCATGATATACCTATCCCCAATAAATACAATTACATGAGGAGAGTGATAGGAGTATGACGGAACATGACATTCAGTCGGCGATCAGGTTAAAGCTGTCGGAGCTTGGCTTCTGCGTGTTCCGAGCAAATGTCGGGAAATTTCAGACCAAGGACGGAAGGTGGTTTGATACAGGACTGCCGCGAGGATTCTCCGATCTGTTCGCGGTTAAAAACGGAATGGTGTATTTCATCGAGGTGAAATCGAAGTCCGGCACTATAAGACCCGATCAGGAACGATTTCTTGCAGTCATGACAAGCAAATACGGCTGTAAAGCGGGAATAGCGAGGAGTGTTGAAGATGCAGTCAGAATTGTCCAAGGAGATTGAGGCATTAGCTGCACAGGGCAAGGGTCTGCCAAAAGATACCTTGCCGCCTGAGACTATGCTGTATTATATGTTTTTCGGATTATATGCGAAGTATCAAGCAGGAAAATTGCCTAAATCCGAGGCACAGCAGCATAAGAAACGTATAATCAGCGTGTACAAGCGTTTTAAAGACGAGTACGAGCAGTTTTTAGCGATCTGCCGTATTTATCAGGCAAAGATCAGGGAGAGCTATACAGAGGGAGGAAAAGATGAAAGTTCGTTCACTAAAAGACATTGAACGCGACATCAGAAAGGAAACGGAAAAAGCCAATACAGCAGCGCAGTACGATATGTACGCATCGAGCATAGACGATATGTTCAGGGCTGCACTTGCAGTTGCGGTTGCTGTGTTCCACAGCCGCGGCAGGTCAAAACAGTACATCAAAAAATTTGCGGAAGATTTCATGTTCATTCTTGAATGCCCGCCGATATTCGGGAAACAGTTTTCGTCAACTGAGTTGATGAAGCAGTTTGAGAAAGAGTACGACATTGATTTTTCGCAAATCAAAGTCAATTGTGAAAGTAAACACGAATTTTACGACAGATACAATGTCAGGGAGGAAGAATCAGAAAGATGAGAGTATCAGCTACAGCACAATCACCATGCAAGGGGTGTAGCGAAAGGGCGTTAAATTGTCATAGCCGTTGCGATAAGTATAAAGCGTACAAGCAAAAGCTTGAAGAGAACAGAGCGAAAGTTAACGCTGAGACTGAGATTATGCAGTTTAACCGAGATGTAAAGCAGCGGATCGCATCGTTGGCGACCCGGAAGAGCAGAAGAGGAGGAGAATGAAATGGCAAGTATCATGGATTTAAAGAGAATGTGCGATAGTTATGGTGATTATTGTACGGGGTGCCCATTGTACAATCCGAAAAAGATTTGCACACCAAACGCAATTATCGACAACGTTGACGAAATAGTGGACAAGTGGGTAGCTGGACGCCCTGTAAAGACATATGCAATGGACTTTTTTGAAAAGTTTCCGAATGCGCCAAGAAGCAGTGATGGAATACCGCAAACTTGTTGGGGGCACGTCTACGGAGACGGAAGGTATTGTTCTTCTGACGCTTGTACAGAATGCTGGAACAGGGAAATGGACGGTGATGCGAAATGACTTATGAAGAAAGAATCGAAGTTTTGAAAGAAACGGCAATGCGCAAAGATATTCTCATATTTCCTGAGATACGAGCCGTATTTGCGTATCTTTGCTCCGCTGCTACTGATTATCACGACGCAGCTAATGTAAATTCAGTAAAGATAATTTCACATTTTACAGGCTTGACGAAGTACAGGGTGCGTAAGGTTATAAAAGTCCTTCGTGATCTTGGGCTTGTAGAGAGAACGACGTGCGGTTTTCCTGCTTACGAATGGAGTACGGAAAGCGGAACAGACTATGAAGAACCGCACCCACCTGTAAACGGCTTCGGGCTGACGAAAAAAGGCTTTGAAAGTGCTACATATAAGAAAGCAGACAAGCTGAATGAAGCCGAATACAAGCGCTGGACTGAAATGTCAGAAGAAGAAATTTTGAAAGGACGGTGATACAAATGAATGAGTATATCGAGAAACCTGATATGCAGTACATCTTACATATCAAATGCGATAAGAATGTGGAGAAAAGGTTGATTGGCTTTTGCTTAGAATCGGTGGTTGATGTGTTTGAAGATACAGGGCTGACCGCAGACGTTCAGCCTGTGAAGTGTGGAACATGGGAGAATACAAACAAACCTAATCAGCTTAGATGCAGTAATTGTGAAATCATTCATTTCATAGCTCAGTACCCACACGGCGATATAAAATACTGCCCCAACTGCGGCGCAAGAATGGACGGAGGCAAGTAATGACTGAATTTAATTCAAGAGTAAGTAAGGATGAATATGAAATCATATTCAAAACAGATAAGTGGTCTGACTACACAGAAGTTCAAGAAGCGATCAGAGGAATCATAGACCGAAACAGGTCTCAAAGCGTATCTCGGAACACTGATGTCTGCGTATGCTGCGGCGCGGAGATTCCAGAGGGTCGGCAGGTGTGTCCGGTGTGCGAGAACGGGGAGGACAAATGAAAACACGAATATTTGTGATCCGCAACGGCGATGATGGTACATACTTACACACGTCAATGACCAAGATAAAAGCATTCACGTCATATTATGGTGCGCTACAGTATATGCGGTTCCACGGTCTGAATGAGGACGTGTACAAGGTTGAGGTGTGGATATGGGAGAGATGAAAGAGCTTGAAGTAAAGGCTTGGCTGAACCGTGCTTTCTATGCTGATAAGAAAGTCAAGGTGCTTGAAATGCTCGTAGAGAAGCGCAGAGAGCAAGCTACAAGCGTTTCGGTTTGCTATGAGTGTAATGATAAGGGCAAGAGCGACGGCTCAAAAAACAGCACAGAGGAAGCTCTTATGATGATTGCAGAATCTGAACTTGAACTTCTGAGAAACATTCGTGAGCTGATGAGAATTGCAAACGAAGTTTCATGTGCTATCGCGCAGCTTCATGACGATGATCTTGAAACAGTATTGATACACAGGTATCTGTTGTTTCACACGATTGAACATACAGCAGAACTAATGAACTATAGTGTGCCGACCGTTAAACGCAAACAAAGTGAAGCAATACGAAAGTTGATACCTTTTGAGCTTGTTTGAGCCTATGAAAAGTGCTATACTGATATCATAGAAAAATAACACAAGATAGTTTGATTTGGTTTTTGTTTACTCCTTCGGAAAGCGTCTGCAAGTAATTGCAGGCGTTTTCTGTTTACAGAAAGTGCGGTGATAGTTTGAAAAAAGCCTGTCGATACTGCGGCAAATATCACGACCGTGGTGAGATGTGTCCGAAAAAGCCTAAGTATTTCTGTGATGCTTCAAGCGCGGAGTACAAATTCAGGAGTAGCTTTAAGTGGAGAGTAAAGCGCGGGGAGATAAAGAAACGGGATAACTACCAGTGCCTTGCCTGTCGTGCAAATCTTTCCGGAACGATTCGCAGGCTCAACCCATATGAATTGTCCGTGCATCACATCACACCGCTGCGGGAGGACATTTCAATGGGACTTAATGACGGTAATTTAATCACCCTGTGCAGATATCACCACGAGCAGGCAGAAAGCGGAAAAATTCCGCGAAAAATTCTTTTTGATCTTGTTAAAAATTTACATTGTATCCCCCCTACCCCTTAGATGTTGAATTTTCAAAACGCGCCGACACCAAGGAATGGGGTCTGTAAATGATAAATTCCCTAAATGAATGAAAGGAGGAGAAAAATGGCAAGACCTGCAATGTCAGCGAAGATAACATCCAAACATCTGACCAGTGCGGAGAAGAATGCAAAGCTCGAAGCTGAAGAAAGAATTCGCGGAAACGCCGACAGGCTGAGACCGCTGCCACATCTGAACAAGGAACAAAAAAAGATATTCCGTTTCATTGTTACTGAACTTAAAAACAGCGGAATCCTCAGCAATCTTGATACGGTCGTTCTTTCGGACTGCGCTGTTTGTATTGAGCGGCTGTCAGAGGTGGAGCGAACTATGAACGAGAACCCCGACAAGAGGTTTGACGGCACGCTGCTTAAAGCGCGAGGCGTTTATGCCAAGGACTTCCAGCGCTATTGCAACGAACTTTGCCTTTCTCCTCAGGCTCGTGCAAAAATTGCCAATATCGGAATGCAGCAGCAGGAGGATAAGAGCTTACTGCTTGAAATACTTGGCGGCGATGACGATGATTAGCGAGAGCAGAGCTTACAAATATGCGGTTCGATGTGCTGAGAATCAAGACCGCAAGGTTGGTATATATGTTCAGCGGCAATGTCTGCAATGGCTTGAAATAGTCAACGATAAGAACCCGAAAGCCTATATATCACACAGTCAGTGGAAGAAAATCACGAAGATACTAAAAATTATCGTCCACCCTGACCTCAATTGCAGTATGCATGACGGTCTTGAAGATTACGCTATGCTGTTCATATATGCAATATTCTGCACCAAAAACGTCAAGGACAGCTACCGATACTATCAGACCGCGCTGTTGGAAATTGCCCGAAAGAACTTCAAGACGTTCACTTCTGCGGTAATTTTTATAATCGGATTGCTGAGTGAGCCAAGGTTCAGCCGCTTCTTTTCAGTTGCTCCCGACCTGAAACTATCGAGTGAACTGAAAATGGCGATCCGAAAGATCATTAAGTCAAGCCCATATCTTGAAGATGAGTTCAAGATATTGCGCAGCGAGATCAGGTGCAAGTTGACGGATTCTGAATATACGCCGCTTGCATACTCGCAAGACAAAATGGACGGTAAGCTTGCAACTATGTTCCTCGCCGATGAGGTCGGAGCAATGGACAGCTATCCGCTCGAAGCAATGCGCTCCTCGCAGATAACGCTCAGAGAAAAGCTCGGCGTAGTTATTTCCACACAGTACCCGAACGATTTCAACGCAATGCTTGATGAGATCGACAAATCGAAAAAAACAATTGACGGTATTCTTAACGAACGCCGTTTTTCTTTACTTTTTGAACCTGATGACGAGTTCAAGCAGGGCGACAGTTGGATGACGGAAGATCTTGCAATTTTTCAGGCGAATCCCGTTGCCGTTAATTACGATTACATTTTAGACGACCTCATCGAAAAGCGTCAGAATGCGATCCTTTACGAGAATGCACGAGAGAATTTCCTCTGTAAGCACCTTAACATACTCTACAAGGGGCTTGGCGTTGAGGGGTATGTAGATATTAACAATGCCAGGCTGTGCCGTACAAACGAAGATTTGAAGTTCTGGAGGGGGAAAAGAGTATATCTCGGACTTGACCTCTCGCAGACCGATGATAATACATCGTTGGCTATGGTGACAAAAGAGGGCGATACCGTATATGCAAAAGTCTGGGGATTCATTCCTGAGAATAAAATCGACATCAAAAGCCACAAGGAAGGCGTTGATTATGCAAAACTTATCCGTGAAAAGAACTGCTTTGCCTGCGGTGATGATGTCATTGATTACGGTTTTGTTGAAAGGTTCATACAATCACTTTCGGAGTTGTACGGTGTTGAGATAGTTCAGTTAGGTTTCGACCGATACAATGCAATTTCCACGATCCAGAAGCTTGAAGGAAGTGAGCACCCTGTTGAATGTGTTGAAATAACACAGCACTCGCGTTTTCTGCACCGACCCACAAAACTTCTCCGCGAACTTATTCTGAGCCGAAAATTTTCATATGACTGTAATCTTATGTTGGAAATCAACTTTGAAAATGCTCGATGCACCAAAGACACCAATCTGAACCAGTATGTCAACAAAAAGAAGTCGGCAGGCAAGGTAGATATGGTCGTATCATTGATCAATGCAATGTATCTGCTTCAAATTGCGGAATTTGACAACAGCGGCGGATTTGTATGTCAGGTCATCTGAAAGGAGTGATAAATATAGGCATTTTTAAGCGAAAGAAGAAAATTGAAAAGCGTGCCGAATCTCCGAGTGTTCTGACGCTTGAGGGGCTTGTTGCATACGGAACGAAAATCACGAGGGAGCAGGCGCTTGAGATTCCTACTGTTGCCGCCTGTGTGGGCAAGCTTGCCGATACCGTTGCAAGGCTGCCGATACATCTTCATCAGAAAGTCGATGATAAAGTCGTTGAGGTCAAGGGAGACCCGCGACTGAAACAGCTCAACGGCGAAACAGGTGACGCTATGAACGCGGTTGAAATGTGGACAGCGGCGCTTTCGGACTATTTCCTTGGGCGCGGAGCATGGATATACATAGAACCGCAGTTCGAGGGGCTGCATTATGTTGACAGCCGCAGCGTGGGGATCATCAGTAACGCCGACCCGATTTTCAAGCAGTTCTGTGTGAATATCAACGGTCAGAATTATTATGACTGGCAGTTCATCAAACTGCTGCGCAAGACCCGAAACGGCTGGGACAACGTGCCGATACAGGAAGAATCGGCGACAATTTTCTCCGCGGCATACAATTCGATAAAACTTGAAAACCAGATGAATGTAAACGGCGGCTGCAAGCCCGGATTTCTGAAATCAAGTCACACGCTGACTAAAGAAGCTGCCGATATGATACGCGAAAATTACAATTCGATGTACTCAAATGACGGCGGCAGCCAGAAAGGAAAAGTAGTCGTATTAAACGAGGGCATTGACTTTCAGGCGGTTACAAATACCGCGGTTGAGCTGCAAATGAACGAGAACAAAAAGGTCAATTCAATCGAGATCTGCAAGCTTTTCGGATTTCCGCACACGATCATAGACGGCGGTGCTTCGGAGGAAGATAAGAAACAGTTCATATCCGTTGTTGTATCTATTGTCAATCGGATAGAGACGGTTCTTGATACTGTTATGCTTTACGAAGATGAGAAAGAGAAAGGCTATTACTGGTCTTTCGACACGCGAGAGCTGACGCGAGGCAACATGAAAGAACGCTATGAAGCGTATGCGATCGCACTGGAAAATCACTTCCTGCAAATTGATGAGGTGCGCCGTGAGGAAGATTACGAACCTGTCGGATTCAATTTCGTAACTATGGGGCTTGGCGATATTCTCCTCAATCCCGAGACAATGGAAGTGTTCACTCCGAATACCGGTCAGACAAGCAATCTGCTGACGGGCGAAAGCCGAGCCGAGGGCATCGAGCTGCGCTACAACCATAATCACGATTCCAAGGGGAGATTTGCAAGTGGTTCAGGTGGCGGAGGAATTGCCAACATGACCAAGCTGTATTCAAATGGCGGTGCAAAACCTAAAGAAGGTGTTGACAAATCGGGAGAAAGTGGTATAATAAAGACAGATGAAGTTGAATACAAAAATTTTAGCAATGGTGAAGAAGTTAACAAGTATTTTGGCGGCAGCGGAGGGATATTAGAAAAGCGCAAATCAGCCGAAAAACAATGGCTAAACTCCCTTACAAAAGATGAAGAAAAAGCAGTTTCAGATTACTGCGCTGACGGATATTATGATATTAATACTTATTGCAGGCAGTTATCGGGAGCTGAGTATCTGGATTCTGATAAAATGAAAGCGTTTGCAGAGAATTTGGATTCCGCTATAAGTAAGTTTGAGTTAAAGGATAATATTACTGTGTATCGAGGTGTTGATAATGATGCATTAAACGAGCTCGATTTAAAAAACCTTGCTGGCTCCATTTATGTAGATAATGGCTATATGAGTACGTCGCCTATACATGCTGATATAGTTAATCGCAGAGACGCGCTGTTTGAAATACAAGTTCCTGCTGGAAAAGGAAGAGGAGCATACGTTAATTCATTATCAGGATACAAAGATGAGGAGTATGAATTTTTGCTAAAGCGAGGAACTAACTGCAAAATTACATCGGTAGATATGTCAGGAGAAAAAACAATTATTAAAATGAGGGTGATCGAATGACTAAAGATGAATACGAAAAGATGAAACAGGAAGCATTAGAAAGAAGAAGTTCTAAGTTCACATCTTCAAAAGGCACGTTTACAATTAAGCCACCTGAAAAGAGTAAAGAAAAGGAAAAATAAAAGCTAAGTAATAAGACGATGTCATACTTGGCAAAGATGAATAACCGATAAAACCGTTCTCACATGAGGGCGGTTTTCTTATGATTTTTTGGAGGGAGAAATGGTACACAAAAGATTTCTTGAAGATGTCGGAGCAACGTTTCTTTGCGAACTTGACAGAGCAGTCAATTTTGAAGCAATTCGTTCTATGAGAGACGGCGAAGATGTCAGAGAAGTGCTTGAATCCGATGCCGAATGGTTAAAAAAAATACTTCCTGAATATATTGATCAGGAAGTAGAAAAAATGATAAGATTATGTGAGAACGGTTCAATATCTTAGCTTTGTTTTATTAATGTTTCTGACTTGTATGCAATATTTCTTATCCAGACCTTTGCAAATAGAAACATAGCATGATATTGAATGCTTTTCGGTGAGCAGCGTTACAGCTTTATAATCTTCAACTTCTAAGTGCCAGTTTAGATTAGAAGAATGTGGAGCGCTGTCACCACAAGCATAACAAATTTGTTCTTCAAGTTTGTATGAACTTAAAACATCAGTTTCATACTCGAAATCATTGACTTTCATAATATCACCACCTTCCCAGAGATATTATAAAAATTGTAACACGTCAAATATATGTTGTCAATAAACCGCCCACAGCTATGAGCGGTTTTCTTATACCCAAAATCAGAAAGGACTGATAAAATGATAAAAATTGAAGAACGCGCAGACGGTGTGCATATCAGCGGATATGTCAACACAACCGGCAAGCCGTCACGTCCGATAATCACGCCGCGCGGCAAGGTCATCGAGGTAATTGAAGAAAGAGCGTTTGAGCAGGCGCTCAGATCCAACGGCGAGGTTACTGTGAGCGTGGACCACGACCAGTCGCACATCTATGCTTCTACACGCGACAATACGCTGTCGGTCTACGAGGACGCTATCGGACTTCATGCAGACGTACTCGTGCGCGACAAAGACCTCATTGACATTGCCAAAAAGGGCAAGATAAGAGGCTGGAGTTTCGGTATGTACAACGTTGTGGACGACATGGAACAGCGTGCCGATGATATACCGATACGGCACATAAAATCACTTGAACTCGACCATATTACGCTCGTTGTTCACAAGCAGCCGTGCTATGCTGCAACATCTGTTGAAGTGCGGGCAGACAGTGATATGGTTATGGAAACAAGAACGTTTGAGGACGAATCACAGGTGACTATTCCGAAGCCTGATTATTCAGACTTTGAAAAACGTATTGCAGAATTAGGATAAAACAGAACCGCGAGGTTCTTTTTTTATATCAATTTTTTAACGGAGGTAAAGTATGATCAAGAAACTCATCGAAAAAAGAGCGGCTTACAAGAAGCAGCTCGATGATCTCCTCGGCAAGGCTAAGACCGAAGAGAGAGCTATGACACCCGAGGAAACAGCGGAATTTGACCGTATCGAGGGCGAGATCAAGAACATCGACAAAACTATCGATGCCGAAAAGCGCGCTATGTCGCTTGACGATTTCCACCCGCCTATGGCAAACGCTGTTCCTGACGCAGACGAAGCCAAGAAAATGGAAGAACGCGCCTTTGAAAATTACATTCTGGGCGTGACCGAAAACCGTGCAGGCGAGCAGAATCTCACAATGGGCAACAACGGTGCGATCATTCCTCAGAGTATCGCAAACAGGATCATCGACAAGATCAGAGACATCTGTCCTATTCTTTCAGGTGCAGAGATGTATCATGTCAAGGGCACACTTAAAATTCCTAAGTGGACGGTTGCAAACAGCACACATGATGTAACTGTGGGCTACGCGACAGAATTTCAGGAAGTCACCGCTGACAGCGGCAAGTTCACTTCGATTGACCTCGGCGGCTACCTTGCGGCGGCACTCGTACTCATTGGTAAGAGTGTTGAAAACAACAGCGAGATCAATGTTGTTGATTTTGTTATCAGCAAGATCGCCGAAAAGGTTTCCGCGTTCATTGAAGAACAGCTTCTCTCGGGCACAGGCTCATCTCAGGCACAGGGCATTCTTAACTGCGCCAACACTGTGACCGCTGCCAATAATGACAAGATCACTGTTGACGACCTCATCGAGCTTCAGGGCGCTGTCAAGCAGGCATATCAGCAGGGAGCGTGCTGGACAATGAACAACGACACATTTACAGCTATTAAAAAGATCAAGGACACAACGGGCAGAATGATGATTCAGACAGACGCAAGCAAGGCGTTCCCTTATACGCTTCTTGGTAAGCCTGTTTATCTGTCTGACGCAATGCCTAAAATCGCGGCAAATGCAAAGACCGTGCTTTACGGCAACTACAGTGCACTTGCGGTAAACTTCCGCGAGAACATCAATGTCCAGATACTCCGCGAAAAGTACGCGACACAGCACGCTCTTGGCGTTATCTGTTGGTTCGAGTTTGATTCCAAGGTTATCGATGAGCAGAAGTGTGCCGTCCTCGTTCAGGCTGCTTCAAGCACGGGCTGATAAGGCGGTGAACCGCGATGAAGATTGCCGATGTAACAGATGAAGCAATCATGGAGTTCTGCGGTATATATGACGACGATGGCAGCAAGCTTATTCCAATAGCGAAAGATGCTGCCATTGCTCATATAAAGGCTATCACAGGGCTTACACAGGAGGAAATCGACAGCCACGAGGATATAACAATGGCGTATCTCGTGCTTATCAATGACGGATTCTACAACCGCGACTATACTTTAAGCTGGCAGAAGCAGGTCAACCCGTATGTAGATAGAATTCTGAACGCACACCGCAAAAATTATGTCTGAGGAGGGGAATTATGGCTACTTTCAGCAAAAGAATAGAGATCCAGCAGCTTGTCACGGAGACGGACAGCATAGGGAATCAACTGAAAGAATGGAAAACGGTAGTAAAGCCGTGGTGTTCTGCCGTAATTACAACGGGAAAAGAATACTACGAGGCGGCGCAGATAAACGCCGAGAACGATATTACGTTCAAAATGCTGTACTCCCGAAAAATCCACGAAATGAAGCCCTCGGAAATCAGAATTATTTACAACGGCAAGGCTTACGATGTCAAGCGTATCACAGACTACCGCGAACAGCGGCGGACACTTGAAATAAAGGCGGTCGAGATAAATGGCAGAGATTGACATAGGCAAAATTTTCGCCGATTTCAGCGAGGAGATAAAATCGCAGATCGACAAGGAGCTTAAAACTATCGCAAGGGAGACTGTTTCCGAGCTTAACGCAACTTCGCCGAAAAAGTCGGGAGATTTTGCGAGGGGCTGGCGATATCTGAAAGAGCGTGGCAGTTCAGAGATAAGAATAACTATCTCAAACCGCAAGAAATGGCAGCTCACACACCTGCTTGAAAGCGGTCACAAAAATCGTGACGAAAAAACAAATAGCAGAGCGTTTCCTCACGTTGCACCTGCTAATGAAAGGGCACAGAAGAAGTTCCGAGAATTTATGGGAGATAAATAATGACACTTGAAGAAATTTATACCCGCCTTAAAAAAGTGGGTATACCTGTTGCATATCTGTTCTTTAAAACTCCTCAGAAGCCGCCGTTTATCGCCTACTATGAAAGCGGAACAAGCATTGACGGAGCTGACGTTCTGAATCTGTACCGCAGCAAGGATATAACGATCGAACTGTATGCTGACAGTAAAATGCCCGAAATCGAGCGGAAAATCGAGGAACTGTTTAACGATGTTCCACTTGACAAAGCCACAGACATCTATATTGAAAATGAGAAACTTCTGAAAGTAGAATATACTTTCACCACTATCGAAACAGGAGGATAATGTATGTCAAATACAATGAAAAACGAATTAAATAAAATCGTTCTTGGCAGCATGGATTTCTATGTCGTTGCGTTTACGGGAACAGTTCCCGCGGACACGGAAATTGAAAAGGACGAGAACATGATCGGCAGAACCAAAAACGGCGGTACTCTTAACTACTCATCAACATGGACAACGGCTGAATCCGATGACGGTAAAGCAAAGCGCAAGAAGATCGTCAGCGAATCGGCTACGATAAGCTACGGCGTGATCACGTGGAATGCCAAGACGATCGCAAAGCTTGTGGCTACTGCCCGTGTGTCAGAAGCAAGCGGCAAGAGAAAGGCTAAAATAGGCGGCGTTGAGAATGATAACGGCACACGTTATCTTATCCGCGGTGTCCACAAGGACAAGGTCGCAGGTGATATAAGGATCACGGGAGTAGGCGTAAATACAGGCGGTTGGGAATCAGCGTTTCAGCCTGAGAACCCGACCACTCCTCAGGCACAGTTCGAGCTTGAACCGCTTCTCGATGATGAGGGTACGCTCTGCATTTACGAGGAGGAAATGGTCACAGAAACTCAGAGTGATCCCTCGACTAATCCGGAGGGTACATAATGACGAGAAAGCTTATAGTTTCACTTGACAGCGGTCTGACTATCACGGTCAGACCGCCTACTGTCAGACAGTTCTATGAACAGCGTCCTGCCATTAAAAAGAACTCGGAAACATACGCATTTATCGCGGAAGTTTACAGCAGAAACGATGAGGGCATTAAGTTCACTGCCGAACAGGTTCTCAACGAGTTCACTACCGATGATTTTCGTTTCTTCATGGACGACTATATCGGCTGGGTGGTTCATGAACATGAAAATGACCCAAACTGATCATACCTTGCTGTCAGGGAAGCAGCGACAGCAAGGTATATTTTGATATTAAAACTCAAGATCGCAAGATAGTTGCGGACTATATACGCGATTCGTTTGAAACAGTCTCAAATCTTGATGTTTTTGAGTACTGGGGCTATCTGCACGATGCAGTAGTGTGGAATTGTTCAAAATCCGAAGCAGGCAGGCAATATCTTGAAGATGCGTACTACCAAATGCAGACAGAGCCTGACCGTGCGGCGCTGAGAAAATTATAGAAAGGCGGTAAAAATGTCTAATAAATTAATCCGAGGACTTACAATTCAGCTTGGGGCTGAAACGACCAAGCTGGACAAAGCACTGAAAGATGCGGAATCAAGGACACGTTCCGCCTGCGGTGAACTGCGGCAGATAAACAGCATTCTAAAATCAGGCGGCGATTCTGCCGAGATGTGGAAGCAGAAGCAGGAAGTTCTTACAACTGCGATAGAGTCAAGCCGCGAAAAGCTGAAAGCAATGCAGACGGCGCAAAAGAGCATTTCCGACCAGCTCCGAGACGGCAATATCGATAAGGGCGCATATGACAAGTTCAAGCAGGACGTTGAAAAGGCGCAGAACAAGCTTGCCAAGCTGAAAACCGAGCAGACCGAGATCGAAAAGAAATTCGATAATAAGGAAATCGATCAGGAAGCATATGACAAATTCCGCCGCAAGGTTGAAAACGCTGAGAAAAAAGTCAAAGATCTGAGAATCGCCGAAAAAGGGCTTGAAGAAAGTGTCCGTATCGGCGATGTCAGTGAAGATGCCTACAGAGAATTCCGCCGCGAGTTAGAGCGAACCGAAGCAAATGTGCGCAATTTCAGCAATCAGTTGGGCGAGGCTAAAAGTCACCTCAAAGGCACGGGAGATGAAGCACAGGACACCGCAGATGATGTCAAGGAGCTTGGTGATAACGCCGAAAAAGTAAGCAGCGGCGGCATTTCTTCAATGACTGTTGCACTTGGCAATCTCGCGGCTGACGGTATCAGGAAAGCTGCTACTGAACTCAAAAATTTCACGACAGACGTTATAAAAACGGGCACGGAATTCGATGCAGGAATTTCCAAGGTCGGAGCTATCTCGGGTGCGAGCGCTGAGGACATGGAAAAGCTGAGAGAAAAAGCCAAGGAAATGGGCGCGTCAACCAAGTTCACTGCCGCCGAATCTGCCGAAGCGCTTGAATATATGGCAATGGCAGGATGGAAAACCGAGGATATGCTTTCAGGCATAAGCGGAATTATGGACTTGGCTGCCGCTTCCGGCGAAGATCTCGGAACTACGTCCGATATTGTAACAGACGCGCTTACAGCATTCGGTTTAACAGCCGCAGACAGCGGTCACTTTGCCGATGTTCTCGCGGCGGCATCTTCCAATGCGAATACCAATGTCAGCATGATGGGCGAAACGTTCAAATACGTTGCACCTGTTGCCGGAACGCTGAATTACAGCATTGAAGATATGGCGGAAGCCATAGGATTAATGGCGAACAGCGGTATTAAATCCTCGCAGGCAGGTACAGCACTGAGGACTATTATAACACGTCTGTCAACTGATGCAGGTTCTTCCTCAAAGTCTCTCGGAGCACTCGGCACGCTTGTCGAAAAGCTCGGCGTAGAGTTCTATGACACGAACGGTAAGGCGCGAGATTTCGGAGATGTTATCGCGGAAACGCGCGAGGCATGGCAGGGACTGACCGATGAGGAACAGACTACATACGGCAAAAAGATAGCAGGCGAAGAAGCAATAGCAAGCTGGCTTTCGCTTATGAATGCTGCTCCTGCGGATGTGGAAAAGCTTTCGGCTGCTATAAAGAACTGTGATGGTGCTGCCTCGGACATGAGCAGCACAATGCAGGACAACTTGCAGGGCGATTTCGTTCTTTTAGACAGCGCTGTTGACGGAATGAAAATATCTCTCGCTGATGAATTAGAACCTGAAATGCGCGATATCGTACAGTACATCACAAAGAAAATGCCCGACATTGAGGACGATTTGAGCAAGGTATTCAAAGTAGGCAGTAAGCTTGTTGGCGGGGCGGTCAAGACGCTGCCTGTTGTAGTTGATACCTTAGAACCGATAGCCCCGCTCATCGCAGCGGTGGGCGTAGGAATAGGCGCGCTGAAAGTCGCTCAGACTGCCGCAGGCTGGATGAAAGGTCTTAATGCGGTAATGTCAGCGAATCCTGCTGTTGCCGTTGCTACAGGCATTTTAGGCGTTTCTACGGCGCTGTTTGAACTGTACAAGCGATATGACAGTATTCCCTCCTACACCGAAAGCATAAGCAAGATGTATGAGGGCGCATATGAGAACATCGACAATCTTGCCAAGTCAATGAAAGACATGAAAGACGGTTTCAACGAACGAGCCAGAGACGTTCTGAACGAGACTGAGCGTACAAAGGATCTATGGGAAGAACTTGAAAATCTCGCTGATTCTACGGGACGTGTTAAAGATTCTGATAAAGAGCGGGCTGAGTACATACTTGGCGAACTGAATGACGCACTTGGCACAGAATATACAATGACCGACAACATGATCGATAAGTACAAGGAAATGGAATCGGAAATTGATAACCTTATTGAAAAGAAAAATGCCTCGTTGCTCCTTGATGGATATTCTGAGAACATTGCTGAATATCAGAAGATTCAACAGGAAGCGAAAGATAACTTCACGATTTATGACCAGCAGGCAAATGCATATGACAATGAATTGGCAGGAATCAATGATCAATGGAACAATTACTACAATGCCAAGTACAAAGATACAACGACATATAAAGCCGGAATGTCAATTTCAGAATTTGCCGACAAATATATGCAGGGCATTAAAAAAAGTAACGGAACATACGATGAATCGCAGTCTAAATTTTCACAAGAAGCGAAACTGTACAATCAATATATTACAGCACTAACAAACGCCAATGAAAGCCGTACCGCCGCAGACGGATATGAATCCGATTGGCAGGAAGCAACAGCCGCTATTGAAAAATATGACACAGCGTTTAAGAACTTCTCTGAGGGCAATTTCGATGCGGTAGTAACTGACTTGTACGGCACTCAGAATGAAGTATACGCGATTCTTGACGATGCCGAATCAGACCTTGAAAAGCGAAAGGAAGCCGTCAAAAAAGGCATGGCAGACCTTAGCTCGGAGCTGAAGCTTGCACTTTCATCGGACAGTCAGGCGGCTATGGACGATGTGTTCAAGTCAATTGGTGAGCTTTACGAAAAATCGCAAATCGCAGGAGTTGATGCAACCGAACTCATGACAGATGAAATGCGCGACAGCATTCAGAAAATGCTTGACGCAGGTTTTGATGTTACAAAACTCGGCGAGTGGTTCGCGAATTCGGGCATAAAGACAAGCGATGTTTTCAACGGAAATTATGTTGATATTGTTCAAAAACAGCTTGACAAGGGCTATGATGTCACGAAGCTGCTCGAATGGGGCATGAACTCAGGCAGCCTTACAGGAGATAACTTCTGGCAATTTTATGACCAGAACTGTCAGAACGGCTTTGCCACCACATTCGGCGATGGTGAAAACAGCCTTTCTCAAGGTATACTTGATTGGGCACGAAGAAATGGTATAGACGCAGGAGAACTTTTCGGAGAAAACTACTCTCACACCGTGAGCGAATGGACACGCTGGCTGTATGATAACAACAACCTTATCCAGAAAAGTATCAACAGTGCGTCAGACGCACGGCTTTACAGGAGCGGCGCATACAGTATGAACGCTGTAGGCGGTATCATATCAAACGCAGGATTCGGACGCGGTATTGTTGCTGAATCGGGCCCGGAGCTGCTGGAGATCATAAACGGCGGCGTTAAGGTCACACCTCTTAGCCGAACTTCCAAGCTTACACCTGTTCAGGACGGCAATACACAAAAGGTATTTTACTTCAACAACACGATAAACGCAACAGTTTCGGGGCGGTATGATGTGCGCAGAATCGCCGAAGATCTCGCGGCTGAGCAGAGAGCAATCGAAACAGGAAGGGGCATGGTATGAGTTATTTTATTTTCAACGGCAAAAGCAGTGAAGATCTCGGGCTTATTGTGAAAAAGCCTATAATCCGCCCCACATGGAGCGAGAATTACGCTGAAAAGGCTCTTACGGGTGCGCTGCGCAAGATCATGCAGAAAAGCGAATATTATGAAAATTCAAGCATGACAATAGAGAGCTATGTCCACGAAGCTTCGCCCGAGAAAATGCGGGAGATATACAGCGCTCTCAAAGGAACGGGCCAACTGTGGATATCTACTGCTCCTGACGAAGTGCTCGATGTTATAATTAATCCTCTCGTTCCGCAGGCAGTCGCACTTCTTGCGGCTGATGTTCCGATAAATGTAGTGTGCAGGCCGTTTGCGTATGCACTGAATCCGACAACTGCCGACCTGTCAGGCGCAACGGATTACACCGAACTTGAAAACAAGGGTACACTGTTTTCAGCACCCGAGATCAAGTTTACGCCGACCGAATCGGAGATAACTATCGATACCAACGGCAGCGAGTTTACAGTCAGCGGACTTACGGCAGGAACCGAGTACATAATCGACAGCGAGCTGCAAGTCGTTTACTACGTCAAAAATGGCAGTAATATGGATATAACGGCGAAGAGCAAGTACGGATTTCCGCTGCTTCATGTCGGGAAAAATTACATCAAACACGGCGGCAAGGCATCTGCTATGACCGTCAATGTTCGCGAACGCTGGCTCTAAAGGAGGGATTCTATGACAGGAACAGGAACACAGGCAGACCCGTATATCGTTGACACATGGGCGGATTTTGTGACGGCGGTTGGTAAATCTGATGTATATGTTGAATGTGCTGAGGGTACAGTCTGGGATATGAATGATATTGCACCGGATGGCATTAACTCGAAGATAAACATTTATGCGAAATCAATCAACGGAAATGGTGTAATTATTAAAAAACTGTATTTCACTTCAAACGCAAGTTTTTTCTTCGCGAACTCAACGTCTGTAACAGGTGTTGATTTTTTGGATTCTCTTATTGAAAGCGGAACGTTTATTTATCGTGCTGGCGCGGCAACGTTTCAGGAATGCAGATTTAGCGGTATAATTCAGGATTCCACTTTTTTCTATAATACTGCGAATTCATCAGCCTACATAAAGCGCTCATCGATTAATTTGCAGTTTCAAGGTAATTCGTTGCTGTGTTGCGGATATTATGTTGGCAATGGAATTGGCGGTCGCCCGATCATATGTGAAAATTGCAATGTGCGGCTATCAGGAAATTCAACTCATTCTTCTGCGATTACGTCATACGATAGCAATTATAAATACAATTTAATTACATTTGAAAATTGTCTTATATCAGGTGTAAATCCATTCAAGTATTTATATGTTAGCTGGGCATGGTCGTCCGGAACGTATTCATCAAAATATAGCGTATTTGATATCGTATGCAGTTTAGGTCAATTCATAACTAACGCACCACGATATTCAAGTATAGTAAATTGCATTATCAATTCCGATAAGCTAAACGGCGCAACTGTAGATACTGCAATAAAAAAGGTAACAGATGACCAACTGCATGATGCATCGTATTTGCAGTCAATCGGATTCCCGATAGGAGTTTAGTGATATGGCATGGTACATGACTGATAGCGGTTTATACAATGATGAATTTATATCATTGCCTGCAAAACCGATAGAAAAACCGTTTCCGTATGCCCTTTGGCGCATATCGTCGTCTGTAAACAGCGGCGTACCTTACAATGAACTTCTTCCCGACATACGGGGCATTGACCTATGGGCACTGGAATGGAAACGAACGATTCACGTTTATGATCTTCACGAACCGCAGACAGGTTTTGACGGGAACGGACTTGCCATTCTCGACCCTATCGAATGCCCATCTGTGCATAACGATGAACGTTGGGAAATAACGCTCCGTCACCCGTTGGACGAATGGGGCAAGTGGAAGAACCTGCTCGTGAATAACATTTTGAAAGTTGATGGTCAGCTATTCCGCATTGATACCAGTCAGCCCGAAATCAGTGAAAGCGGTCGCGAGATAAAAGTTCATGCAAGGCATATTTCGTATGATCTGAATGATTTGCTGATACACTTTGCGACTTTCGACGGCGGCAATGCAGAACGGTTCATTCAGTTCGCTCAGTCGTCTGTTGAGGGGCAATGGGAAAAGGAATGGGCACACACGGAGCAGTATGAGTTTGAGGGGCATTCCGACATTGAGACGGTTCTCGGTGCGGAAGAGTATGTAAATGTCACGTTCTGGGGTGCTATGGTAGGTGCTGACAACAGCCTGATGAATCGCTATGGCGGTGAACTTTACCGCGATAATTTCTATTTCAGTATCAACAACAGAATGCAGTATGCCCGCGATAATGCGTTTTACCTGCGCTATTCGCTGGACATGGTGAAGATACTGCAAAAGGTAGACTACAGCGACTTCTGCACGGCGCTGTATTGCTATGACAACTATGGTCAGATGTGGGGCATTACAAACGTTGCTATCAACGACAGAATGCACCACGCGATCAGCCGTATGGTGCAGTTTAACTATTCTGAGTGTGATATGGACAGGCTTATCGCAGACGGAAACGCGTACTGGAAAACAGTCTGCTATCCTAAAATCACCTATGAAATTGAAATCGCGGCACTGAAAGACGATGAGCGGTATGCCGATTTTGTTGACCTACAGAATTACAATTATGGCGATTCAGGCACTATATACTGCCCCGAGCTTGACATCAACGAGGTTCAGAAAATCACCGAGGTTGAAAAAGACGAACTGACAGGAAATATTACGCGAATGGTTCTCGGAAACCTCGCGTCATCGTTCGTCCGTCCGCGATACATGGGCAGCACGATCACGAGCGGCAATTCGGCAGCAGACAAGCAGAACCGTGCAGTTCAGGAATCCGTTATCACAACCGACATAAACGGAATGGAACAGTTCCCGATATGCAGAGCGGAAATAATGAAGATCAGTAAACTGGAGGGGAAATAATGAGCACGACATACACGGAAAATTATCGGTTAGGAATGCAGGAAAACCACAACGACAAATTCAGCATGGCGGTCATAACCGAGAACGCAAAAATTATTGACGGTTTGCTAAAGGCGCATGAAAAGCATATTGTGGGGTTCATTGACGGGGATTCGCGAAAGAATCTTCTCCCTGTTAACTCTACGAGTTTTACTGCCACAAGTTCAACAAAGTGGTACGAAATTCAGCTCCAGCAGTCCATTCCAAAAGGAAAATATGTGCTTTCTTTCGGCAGCATTTCATCTACCGATACAGACAGTACAACGTGCAGGATCATGTTCTTTTCAGCGAATTGGGCGGACACGCTGGCGGATATTCAGGCTGAACGCGGCGAGAATTTGACGCAGGAAATCACATTCGCAAAAGACTGCTCAATCATTCGATTTTGTGCAGCATCAACGGCGACTGGCGCTGCTGACGATACCCTGACGTTCACGGACGCTATGATATGCGAAAAAGCTATTTATGATATTACCGATAAATACGTTCCGTATTCGCCGACATATCAGGAACTTGTCGCGCGGGTGACTGCGCTTGAAACCGCAAGCATATCAACAGAATCAGAGGAGGCAACAGTATGAAATACATAATCATGATATTAATAATCATCGGTCTTGCGCTCGCAGACTACGTCACAGGATTCATCAAAGCATACTGCAATGACGACATATGCAGTTCTAAAATGCGCAAGGGCGGTCTCAATAAACTCGGCGAGATCGTTGTAATGGTGACAGCCTGCGGACTGGATATCGGCATACATGAATTAGGCAAGTATTATCAGGCTGTGGAGCTGTCCGACATCGCAGGCATTGTGACGGCGGTTTTAGTTTTCACATATATCACGGTCATGGAGATAGTCAGTATATTTGAGAACTATGCTGAAATTAATCCTGACGCACAGTGGGCGCTGAAAATAATTAAAAAGCTGAAAAATTTCGACAAGGAGGACAAGTTATGAAATACGAGTACAACAACGAAACACAGCTTTCCGCGCATTTCAATGCAAAGGAATTCCGCTGCAAGTGCGGTAAAACGCACGATACAGAACTCAACCCCAAGCTTGTGACCAATCTTGAAAAGCTCTACCGTGCGCTTGACTGCTCCCGAATCGTCATTACAAGCGGCTACCGCTGCCCTGAGCATGATAAGGCTGTAGGCGGCAACGGAACAGGTCAGCACACCAAGGGCAACGCTGCGGACATCATATGCTACGGTCAGGATGGCAATATCATAAGCACCAAGAAAGTTGCCTGCAAGGCTCAGGATATCGGTTTTAGAGGCATTGGCAACATCGACCGTACATACACAGCAATACACGTTGACGTGCGCACAGGGGGGAAATGGTACGGTGATGAAGCAGTACGCGGCGGCACTTCGGGAAGCGTAACAGATGACTTTTACAGGTACTACTCCACTAAGGAAAACTCGACAGCCGAGCTCCAAAAGATTCTCAACGGCAAGGGTGCGGCACTCGATGTGGACGGCATTGCAGGCACAAAGACACTCTCGGAGTGCCACAAGTACACTATCAACAATGGCGACAGCGGTGAGCTTACGCGCTGGGTTCAGGCAAGGCTGAATGCTATCGGGTTCAACTGCGGAGCGGCAGACGGTATCGCAGGCGAGCTAACTATGACCGCTATCCACAACTTCCAGCAGGCTCACAAGCTGGGCGTAGGATATCTCGGCGGATCAGACTGGGACGTTCTTATATGGCAGAAAAACGGCAGGGGATAATTTCCTCTGCCGTTTTTGAATATTACGAGATAACGCATGAAAGTATGTGGGAAAAGATAATAAATTAAAATTTACGTTACCTCTATATTCTATTATACTTATAACATTCGCGAAGTCAATACCGCACTGAAAAATAATTGTCGAATTTTGGCGAATATCAAAGGTTTTTGTTTATTTCGTCAGACCAATTCAGCAATGACCACCCCTTATAGGTCACTGTGCCTTCACGGGCTTTGAGATTTCTTTTAATAGTAAAAAAACCGTGAACTATGCGAATGACGTTTTTGTCGGTCAATTCGATGTCAAAAAGTTGCGGATTCTTCCGTACAAATTCCGTCAAATTGGTGCATTCGTAAATTTGTCCTTCTGGGGACAGAAGAACCCATCGTTTGGCGGATGAGTTAGTTTCGTAGCGCCCAGCCTTGGGCGATTTTAACGCAGCGGCTGTGCCGATGACTTGAAGTTTGGACATATCACGTCCTTTTGAAGAAACAGATATTTTTTGACGTGTTTCATCGGTTCTCTTATGCCCTTGTCGTAGCTTACTGCGCCGCTTCCGGCTGCATTCCTTGCTGCAAGTTAGCTTTTTGTCAGACGGTGAGCAGTTAAATTCTTTACCGCATTCGGTGCATTTCCGTATCATAACAACACCCCTTCGTGTGTCAGCTTGTACTCAATCAGTTCAATGACGTAATCGGGCGTTTTTCTTCTGCCACTTTCCCAGTTTTCTATAGTTCTTTTCGGAATGTTAAGGTATTCTGAAAACGCCTTCTGTGTCATACCTGACTTAGTTCTCATCTCTTTTATTGTCATATGTACCTCCTATCATAGACGGGAATCGGCTATTACTCCCATGCGGTTGAAAAGTCCTTGTCTTTAAAAAGGGACTGTAAGCCGCTTAGTTGTTTAAGTCTGAGCAGTTCCTCAGCATCCATTCCAATGTTTTTTAATATCCATGCATCAGACATTCCACTTTCAACGAGTTCAGCAACAATATTTGTCATAAGTTCTATGCTGTGTGAGCCTCTTGCCCTGTTGTGTCTTATCGTGCTTGCCATTCGGTTTGAAATATCTTTATCAATCGTAACAACAGGCAGACAGCCGTTTTCACGCTCATAAATGTCCTTATGAGTAAGCATAACCGTGTAACGGTGAAAGCCGTCCACTATCTCGTATTTATCGGTTTCGGGCAGATAATAGCACACTATCGGCATTGTATATCCGTCCTCTTTGATTGACTGATACAGCAACTTCATTTCAGGCGGCGCAACGTGATTCGGATTATAGGCGTTTGCCTGTATCTTTTCAATTGGAATAGCCCGCACATTATAAACTGGACTTTTCATAATATCCTCCTGTACTTCTCAATAGCACTCCTGCGCTTTGTGATTTCATTTTTGGTTTGTGCAAATCCCATGTACTTGCAGTAATAATCATTTTTGATGATACAAATGCACATACGTTTATACGTTGGCACTTCCTTGAAATTGGTACAGCTTGTATCATCTAAATAATCATCAAATGTACATACATCTTTATCAGAATATTTGTTAGTTTTGCCCTTGTTGACAAAATCAACGTTTTCTTCTTCAAGCTCTTTAATTGTTTCATCTTCAAGACAGCCGCCTTTTTCTTTCCAAAAGCGAATCGACACGTTCAGCTTATCAAGATAATGCTGTTTTAAATCGGGATCTAATGTGTTAAGAAGAAAATAGCAGTATTCTTTCCATGTAAAGTGCTTAGGTTTAGTTATCCGTTTCCACCCCATAGCAGTTGTACCACCGTATATTCCTGCGAAGCATACGCCATTTACCCTGCCGACCATTTTCCCCCAGTTGTTTGGATCAATCACTTTGTACAGCTTTAGTGTGTCTGTTCCGCAGGAATGGAAAGGATTTGCAACCCTCATCTGATCAATGCTTAAACCTGCTTGATAGTATAAGTCATATAAGCGGTTATACGGCTTTTCAAACTTCGCGTTATATACCCACACATCAGAGGTTTCCCAGTCATAAATAGGGAATGCATGATATACTCCGTTTACCTGCTCCAGAATATATTTCTTGTCCTTGTATTTGCGTATATCCGTCTTAGCCCGCATATATCGTGTGTAGCTTTCACTTGCTCTGATCCCTGTTATAACAGCAGTTGAACCACCACCTTTATGCTCTTTGAACCACAGACAGAAGTTGTTTTGAACTTCATAGTCTTTCTGTCCCTCAAACATTTCAAAGGGGCAATTGTTTTGATTGATTACACATTCATATTGTGGCATATCTCTAACCCACAAATCTTTTTTAGACTTCTCCCATACAGTCCATGTATCACTGTCCATTCTACAGCCGCAGTCAGCTCCTACAGGCAAACAAAGCCAATACTTTTTTATGCCCTCAAAGCTCTTAAATACTTCCTCAACATAATCCGTAGTCATCTGATATTGAGCCTCATAGTCTAAGTGATACATAGACAGCTTGTCAAGCAATTCGTTTTTCTTTGCATAGTCATAGCAAAGATTAAGGCAAACTCCGCTGTCTTTGCCGCCCGAAAAAGCCACAAGTACGTTTTCGAACTCGCTGAAAATATATGCAAGTCGCTCCTGAGTAGCTTCATAGACATTGCATTTTAAATATTTTTTACCCACTCTCTGATACCTCCTTTTTGCTTCGCAATTTCCGATTTCATCGTTGCGAGCAGTGATGATTTCTTGCGTATGCAGTCAGACATAAGATTTTCAAGCCCCACTTCCTCACAGGTTAAAATATAGTAATTGACTTTTTCTGCCTGCCCTATTCGGTATATTCTCGCTTCTGCCTGCACTTGCAAGGCATAATCCCATACCTGCTCAGCAAATATGATGTTTTGACAGAATTGCAAGTTTAAGCCGTAAGCTCCACAGCCGTATGTGATATACAGTACGTCAAACTTCCCCAACTTGAAATCAGATATAATCTGCTGCCTTTCAATCGGCTTTTCTGATCCAGTGATTTTTTTTGCCGATTCTGGAATGCTTTCAAGATATCTAACAAATATAATCACTTTATCTTGAATATCGTATTTGATGATTTCCTGAATCACCTGTTCGCGATTGGAATTTTTGCAGTAAAATCGCTGCAATTTCATAGCAAATGCATTAAAATTCAAATCGTCCTCAAACTCGTCATAGTATTCATCAAATATCTTGTTTTTATAGTTTTCGTAGTCCTCATATGAATCTAATTGATATGAGGGATAGTGATATTTCTGTGTTGTATCAATATTCAATTTACACTCGAAAATATACGGTTCTATGAGGGATATAAGATGAGGAATATTTACTTGCCTGCGGACTTTGCCTTTCATTTTTCCTTTTGTGTAATATTCGCAATATGTGTCCTTAAATTCATAGAAATTCATGTTGAGGATTTTCGGGGAAAGAAATTGCATTTGTGTCCAGATATCGAGAATATTTTTAGACACTGGTGTGCCGTTGAGAATAAACCTGTATTTTGCATATTCCCCAATTTTGAGAATACGTTTTGTTCTTTTTGCCCACCTATTTTTGATCTTTAAGCTTTCATCTATAACTATAAAAGTATTACTTTTCGCTGCCTTTTCAAGCGTTTCAAGGTATATTCTGTCGCTGCTTCCGATACTCTCGCACCCAACAATATCAATCTGCATATCAGGATACCACTTGTCTCGCTCAGTCGCTATTTCGTCTTTTAAGCTACAAGGACATATCCACAGCACATAGTCAGCTTTATGCTGTTTTGAGTTTATCAAGTCGAGCGCAAGTCTGGTTTTCCCAGTCCCCATTTCCATGAAAGCCGCTCCTACCTTTAACCTCGAAAGCTTTTCAAATGCTTCTCTCTGTTGCTCAGTCTGCATCTATTAATTCCTCCAACACCCTCGGCTCTATTGGCTCTAAGATTTCAGGTATATGTATTTCAGGATATTCTTGCTCTGACTTGAAAATTTCAACCAGATCGCCTGCAAGCATTTCTATTTCATTTCCTGACCTCTTTCGGATTCTAAAGCTGAAATCTTCCTTGAAGGTTATCGTATACATTCCTTCGTTCTTTTTTATCAGGTTTCTTGACACCCACATTTCACAATTGCGGTATTCTGACTGATAGGGTAGCTTTATGCAGACAGATGTATTACTCCAACATTTGATATTATCCGGATTAACTTCAACTGAAAGCCATTCATTTTCTGTAGATTCTATCGGTGTAAATTCAACATCATCAGGCAATTCTACTTCTATCGTTTCGTTTTTCGCATCATATGAACCAAGCACAGTTTGATACTCGTGATATTTGGCTCTATATTCTGCGTATGGCATTGTTACTTGTTTCATACACTTGCTAATCTTTCTTTGTATTTCGCCATATCTTTCTTGTATTGTTTTATCTCATCATATTCTTCAGGAGAGAGATTTCTCTTTTTACTGTCGATATATACGTTATAACCGTATTTTTCACTTCCATAAATCTTACCATTCCAAGAACCGTCTGCCACACATCTTGGCTTTTCGGGCTTAGTTGCCTTAATTTTTTCAATCTCAGATTCGCGTTCTGCTTCCTGCTTAGCTATTTCCTGTGCAATCTGCTTGTGCTTTTCAATCATCTTACTGGTTTTTACTTCTACCGCAAAATCAAGTGACTTTACAATGTTTTTGCAGTCAAATTCACTCTCAGCGTATTTTATCCAGTGGTCGCCATCCCATTTGAAACCATTTGCTTTGATAGAATCCTTGTGTGCGTAGGTGTTGTATGTGTTTCCTGAGAGAATAACTACATACATATTTTCTTTACAGCTAAACTCAATCAGAGCTTCAATCGGCTCAGCTTGCATCATCACTTTATAACACTCGGAACAATAGCCATTTTCCTCGTACCACTCGATTTTTCTTTTTCTCTCGGTATCCTTTCCAAAGAGAGAAACTGTTTCGGTGTGCCCGCAGCTGAATTTTACTTCATACTTTGCCATATTCTTACCTCATAATCTTTCTGCGGGGATTTGCCGCCCCGCTCGGCTTTTAGATTTTTTAGCAGCACTTAACAAATTTTCCTAACACCATGCAGCCGACCAGTGCAGCAACTGTTCCGCTCGGCTGGCTCACTTCTTTCCTGAATTCGTTTCTCGCCGAGACGTAAATGTATATTTCGTTCTCAATCTCTATGCGCTTGTCCCACATTGCTTTGTTGTTTCCGATTGCTTCAAGTCTGCTCTTAATCATTGCGTTCATAGTTTTACCCCTTAATCTTTCTGCCTTTCGGCGGTTGTTTGGTTTGTTTTACTGTAATTATATTATATCACCCATTGGGTGATAAGTCAATAGAAAAATACAAAATAATTCATGCATTATGCGATTTTGTAGGAGTGCACAAAATGTAAGCTCGGTATTGGACATTTTGACATAAAAAAGAAGTATCAAGGTACATCTTGATACTCCTCTTTTCGTGTGATATTTCGTGTGATATTCATTCAAAAATACTTCGTTTTGTTTCAAAATATCATTTCAAAGCGATATAAAATATTTTCAAAAAAATTGCTATATATCGGGAAGAAACAATATATCCACGATATATAGCAATTTTGAGTTTGGTGGAGGCGGGGGGAATTGAACCCCCGTCCGAAAGTTCATTCATGCAACTTTCTACGAGCGTATATTACCTATTAAAGTTCCCTTGGCAGTCTGCCGGTAATCGGGCTGAGAGCCAAAGTAGTCCGAATGCAATTTACGGGCACGGACACTCCCGTAAATCGTTCACCGCTAATCGATGCCTGAGCGAGAGCCGCGGTACTCTCTCGGCGGACAGAAGCTGACTTAAGCAGCTACCAGTTCGCTATTTCTAGAAACTGTGATATTATTTCTTGCGTTTATATTTAAACGTGGCGAGGATTAAGGAGATCACGCCGTACTCCGCTCGCTTATCACACTTCAAAGCCCCCGTCGAAACCTTTACGCCCCCATGGAAGCCGCGGCTGCGCAAGAAAAGCCAGCCGTGCTGTGATCACTATAGTAGTATTATAGCACAACAAAAGCTACAATGCAACATTAAAAAGTTGAAAAATTGGTTACAAACGGTCGATCGTTGAG